GTATGCTCTACTGTGTCTCCATTAAAGAGTCTGTCATGCACGATGATCGTGAATTTGGCGCTGGTCAGCGTTTCATCGTCTTCATTCAGCAGCACCAGCTGGCACAGCCACTCGCTCTCATAACGTACCAGGGCCGCCGTCGGCTCCATATAGATCTTTCCGCCCTCGATCACGCAGTCGATCTGCACCGGCTCCTGGTTCGCAGACAGCGCCGTCACATGGGCCGACGCCACACCGATCGTCTGCACGGGCTTCCCGCCGCTGATGGGGATCATCTGGAACCTGCGCGTGCCCGTGTCTCCCTGCACCAGATGGATCACCACCTGGCCATGGTCATCCACCAGCGCATCCACGGATACTGTTGTCGTCAATAGCGTCATGCTCCCCCTCCTTTCCCGTTCATGTTATCATCTTCAAACACGCTTTTTCTCCCCTGTACGCGCACATTGTCCGGATACTTGTACTCGATCAGCTCCACGCCCGTCTGGAACATATCCAGATACGTCTCCACGCCCGGCAGCTCCCGATAGCAGATCAGGATCTCACCGTCGTCTTGATTGACATAATTCAGCGCGTCGCGCTTCGTAAGCGCCCCAATGAGCGCCCAGGCCAGGGCGGATACGGAGGCGCACACGATGTCGCGCCCCGCCTCCGCATAGCCCGAATGCCCGCTGATCAGCACCCCCTGTGCCGGATCATTAAATTCGATAGTCGTCATATCTTACCCCACGCTGCTGGCCGCGTTCGCCCGCTCACGCGGGGCTGAAATCCGCTTTCCGCTCTGCTGCTCGTTGCCCAGGCTGTCCGTTTGCGGTTCCTGCAGCGGCGCTTCTCCGGCCGGCGCTGCGGGACCCTCCGCCTGTCCTTCCTGCGGCATGGCCTGCTGCATGCCCATCGCCGCCTGCAGCTGCTGGATCTGCATGGCCATCTGCTGCATCATCTGCATCATGGTGCCGTTCTGCTGCACGCGCTGCACCACCTTGTCCTTGCCCTCAAATTCCATCATGTCCAGCACAGCCAGCGCACTGTCCGCGTTCTGCGGCGCGAAGATCCCGGCGCCGTACAGCTCCTTCGCCAGCTCGTTCTGTGCCATCCGGCTGTAGCTTGTCTGCTTGCTGGGCTTGATCTTGATATCGTACACAGGTTCATGCGTCTGGAATTCTTCGCCGGTCGGTCCGATCATGGTCTGGCCCTGCATAGCGGAGTTATCGAATTCCACATACTGCGGCTGCCCGTCGCCCGTGATCCGGTAGATCCTCGGCGTGTCATAGAATTGCCGCATCAGCTCGATCAGCATGTAGCACAGGTCTTTGAATCTCCGGTATCCGGCCCGGATCAGGTCGCGGCTGCCTTTCGCGCTCATTTCCTGCAAGCTGGCCAGCGCGGAATATGCCGTCACACCGGCAGGCGCTCCGCCCTGGGCCGCCTCTGTGCTGCCGCTGGTCTCGCGCAGCTCGTTGATCTTGCTGTTCAGCACCTGCACATACAGTGGGTTCAGCTCTGATTTCCCGAAGGGCATGATGCTCTCACCGATGGCGCCTGCTCCGTTCACCCGCACCAGCGGCCTTTCAGGATCGAGCACATCCTCCTCGCTCACGCCACCCTGGTTGTTGTAGAAATACTTGGGCCGCCCGTTGATCAGTGCGCTGTCCAGGATGATGGAATCTAAGCGGTCGATATAGTCCTGCGCGTTGCGGCACAGGTCCACCTGGCCGAAGCCCGCCGGGCTGCCCTCCATCATGTACAAGGGATCGAACACAAAGGGATACAGGCCATGGTCGTAGTACCCGCGGTCGCGGTAGCGCTCGTCGTCCTCGCTGGCATACAGCAGCTCGTCCTCGACGTACTTGACATAGTGCAGCAGGCCGTTCCGCTTATAGTACCAGTCGATCACCGCCACCTTTCCGGCGTTGTCGTGCACCGTCTCATAGGCGTACATGCCCGGCGTGATGTTGGGCACGGCGGCCACATTATCCGCCACCTCGTCGCCGTACTCCTGGCGCAGTTCTTCTATATCCATCATTGTCACGAAAAAAAAGTTCTGCCCGTCCTGGATGTTCGCACAGCTGGGATCCCAGAAGCAATTCAGCACGTCCACCCTCTGGATGCTGATCTCGCCCAGGCCGTTGTTCCCGCTGGCGTCCCAGGTCGCCGCGGTCACGGCGGTCCCCTTCACCAGCTTATCCCACCATCCCGCGTCGTAGATCTCCTCATAGTCATTCAGCTCCAGCACGCAGGGCAGCACCTCGCTAAGCAGCTTCGCCGTCTGCTCGTCCGCGCTCTCCCGCGGCAGCACGTTCGCCTCAGGAAAATTGTCCATGGCGTCCGCGTGCTTATTGTTGCAGCTGGCAAACAGCCAGCCGCTGTTGCTCTTGACGCCGTACTTCTTATTGGCGCCCTCCTTGCTCCACCAGTTATGCAGCCGGTAGTAGCGCTCCGCCTCGATCACGCGCTGCTCCAGGCTCGCCCGGCCGCCCTTGTATTTTTGCAGGATCTCTGTCGCCTCCGCCAGGCGCTCCTTCCATGGCTTGCTCCGGCTGTCCTTCACCGCGTCCGTCTCTGCATTTTTGTCGCGGATCAGCCTCGCGCCCTGGCCCAGGTTTTCGCTTTCGTTCATCCTCAAGATCTCGCTCATCTTAATTCCTCCTTAATATCTGTAGAATCGTGTCTTGGTCTGGTCCTTCTTCAGATCCAGCGGGTCGTCCTCCAGCGGCTTCTCCTCTTCCTCCGCTGGGATAGGCCGCGTGATCATATGCGTGCACAGCGCGTAGCGGCTCTCGTCGTAGATATGGTCCTCCTGGGTGGTGTCGATGTCCTCCACGTCCACCTCGCTGTATACCAGGCTGGGGATTTGCTCAATAAAGTGCCGGCAGCTGCTGAACACCTGCATCATGGGCCTGCCCTCCGCATTGAAGGCCAGCCGGTAGTGGAATTGCATTTTGCCTGGGATGCGCGCGTTCCGCGCCTTGCTGAAGTACACGCCCTCCGCCGCCATGGCCGCCGCGGCGCCGTACCCGCTCTGGCCCTTCTTGAGGCCGATAGCCGGGTCCGCCACGCCCACGATGTTGTGCCCGCGGATGTTCGGGTCTTCCTTCTCGATGCGCAGGATCTCCTGCGCGATCTTCTGATCCGGCCACTCCACGCCGGTGTTCGGCTGGCCCGGCTTGCACCCGTACAGCTCCCGGATCCGGTACATGCGGCCTTCCTCGCTCACGGCCCACCAGCCCACGCTGAATGGCTTGGCATGGCCCCAGTCGAAGGATCTGACAATCTCCCAGTGCTTCGGGATCTCAAAGGGGTCGATCACATGCGTCCAGCGCTGGTCCTGGTAGTGATCGGGGATATCCCTGAATTCCATAAAACACTGGCCGTGAAAACTGTTCCAATTCCCGTAAAGGAGAGCTTGCTTTTCCGCATACGGCAGCGCGTCCAGGCTCGCCAGGTAGTTCGGGTCGTTTTCCAGCAGGATTCGGTTATCGAACACCGTGCTGGGGATGAAGACGCGGCTGCGCGTGAATTCGATCTTCTGCCCGTTGGGGCCGATCACTTCCGTCTTTTCGCTCACGCGCTCGCCGGCCTTCGCCGCGGTCACGAAGCGCTGCTTCACCCAGGCGTGCCCAATGCCGCCGGGGTTCCCGGTCGAGCGGATGTAGCACACCGTGCCAGGTCCGCTCGGACGGTTGCGGCTGAAGAAGTAGCTGTACTCCTGCCAGGTGAAGTGCGTCAGCTCGTCAAAACCAATGAAGTCATACTGCTGTCCCTGATAGTCCTGCTTATAGGTCGTGTTCCTGACGTTGCCGAAGTATATCTTCGCGCCGCTGGGGAACGTCCAGCAGTGCTCCGTGCCGTTGTATCTGGCCTTCCTGCACGCCTGCGGGTAGTACAGCTTACTTTTGTCTATCAGCTCCAGCAGGTTCTTGTAGGTCTTGCGCAGGATCAGCGCCTTGTAGTTCGGCACGTTCACCTGGCGCAGGGCCTCGATGACGAGGCAGTCGGATTTACCTCCGCCTGCCGCGCCACCGAAGAATGCCTCATACTCCCCGCGCTTCATGAATTCCTTTTGCCTGGGCTGAGGCTCCCATACTACTTTCATCCGCCCCAGCCCCCTCCGAAGCCTCCGCCGAAGCGGCTGCTCTTCTTCTTGCTGCTCCCGAAGGATCCGCCGAAGCCGCCGCCGAAACGGCTGCTGCTCTTCTTCTTGCTGTTCGTCGTCGTGGTTTCTGCGGTCTTCCACTTGTTGATGCTGCTGTCGCTGTAGCCCATCGTCTTGAGCAGGCGCACGATGCGGTTCAGCTCCGTGCGGTTCCTCTGCTGGTAGGCTTCCTGGTACTTGGGCTTCCAGTAACTGGTCAATGCGCTCTTGACCGCCGTCGTGCCCTTGCTCTTGAACAGCGCGCTCTGCACTTTCCTGGCCGCCTGGGTGTTGCCGCTCTCCAGCAGCTGGTTCAGCTGCGCATAGGTGTAAGCGCTGGCGCTGTCGTTCTCCTGCGCCGCCATGATCTGGTCATAGCTGAGCGGAGTATTCACTCCACTCTCCACGCTCAACTCTCCACTCTCAGCGGATGCCGCTGCGGCTTTCC